GCGAGGCAGAAGCAGCTCTGGAAGCGGCGGCAGAGGCAGCTCTAGATGCGGATCTTGAGGCAGCTCTGGAAGCGGAACGGGAAGCGCGGATTCTACGGTTAGTACGAGTTTTAGCCATGGTATATATATATAATTAAACAAAAAAAAAATTTTTAAAAGGGAATAAATTTTTTTGTGAATTCTCCTAAAGGAACAAAAAACTGTAATTAATATTACAATAGCTATAAAAATTTGTTTTCTATTTTGTTAAATAAATCTTCACTATATAATAATTGACCAGAAGGCTTGTATGTTTTGATAGGGGTATAATTTTTTTTGATATTATTTTGGGAATTGTTTTGAACATCTGTAGATTCCTTAATGTTTAACATAAAATGATTGGGGTTTTTATCTTCTACAGAGGTTGTTTTGTTTTCTGCATCTATTTTTTTACCATACTCATTTATTTCTATTCCTGTTTTCTTTTTAAGTTCTGACCTCACATAAGAAGGCACCCAATGAGACCATACAATTAATAATGTATTTGGGTGAATATATTTTACATGAAACCCATTAATAGTAAGTTTATCCATTAAATAAGCTATGCATGCGCCTTGGTCATATTTAGGTACTCCTATAATGATTTCTGGGACTACGAACCAACAAAACGTTTCATCTATTTTTTGTCTAGATACAGTTTTAATTCTTACATGTATACGGTTTAAAATTTTATTAAAGAGAGAAAGCTTATGTAAATCGGATTGTTGTTTTTTTTCATAAAGTTCGTCAATATTTATTTTTTCAGAAAAATCATCTATATTTTCTAGAGTAAATATGTTTGCCATTAAACACACGATAGAAAAAAGTTATTAAAAAATATTGTATTGTATAAATATTTTTGTATAAAAAGATAAAATATATAATAAAGATTTTTGTATAAAAAGATAAATCTAAAAATATAATTATAATATTATGACTATAAAACACCTAGTAATATCTGGAGGAGGACCAACACTTGTCCAAACATTAGCTTCCATTCAGGAGCTAGAGAGAAAAAAATATATTGATAGAAAAGAAATACAAACTATATATGGAACCTCGGCAGGAGCCATATTAGGAATTTTGTTATGTTTAAATATGGATTGGGAAAGTATTAATGATTATATTATTAAACGTCCTTGGCATGAGGTATTCATAATATCTGTTCAACACGTTCTGGATGCTTATACAAAAAAGGGAATTTTTGACCACCACATTGTAGAAAAATGTTTTAAACCGCTTTTTGACGCAAAAGATATTTCCATGGAAATCACATTAGAAGAATTTTATCAATATTCAAAAATAGAATTACATGTATTTGCATTTGAAATAAATCAATTTCAAATAGAAGATATTTCTTATAAAACACATCCTACATTATCTTTAATGCGTGCAATTCAAATGACAAGTGCTCTTCCTGTTATTATAAGTCCCGTTTTTTTGGATGATAAATGTTATATTGATGGAGGAGTTGTATGTAACTATCCATTAAAATATTGTGTAGAACATCACGATTCTAATGAAATACTTGGATTTAAAAATAAATATGATAATTTTGGAAAAAATCATGTTCGTCCCACATGTACATTATTAGATTTTGTGATGAATTTTTTATTTAAAATTATATATAGTCTTAGTACAGACAATGCACAACCAAAAATAAAAAATGAATTTATCTGTAATGCAACCTTAATGAGTATTGAATTATTGCAAAATTCACTGAAAAATATAGAAACAAGAAAGACATTATTTGAAAGTGGAATTCAATCTGCAACCGATTTTTTATCTACTTTTGAAAAGGAAGAAGAAAAATAATACAATATATTTTATAATTTTTACTTTTTATATATTTTTTACTTTTTATATATTTTTTATTATATTATACAACGATTTTACCTTTACATTTTTTGGCATATTTGTTGAGTTTTTTCACCATTTTTTCTTTCAGCTTTTCATATTTTTGTTGTATATCTTCAAATTCATTCCCAGTTGTTTGAGGCCCAATTATAAATCCAAAGAATTCACGCTTTGGATTTATACGATATTTTGCAAACTTTGCATGCATTTTTTGTTCAACCCATTTACAGTATTCGGTTTCAATAACTGCAATTGGTTCAAATTTGGTTGATATGTTTGTCCCAGACAACCCCTTAATTCTAGTATTTATATCATAATGTTCTGTAAATCCACACTTCAATTGAAATGGCTGACTTGCAGAAGCGATTATATACGTTTTCCCTATTTTTGGTTTAGGGTTGTTAGATTTGTTAGGCAAATATAATTGCGTATCATCCTCTTCAGGAGTTAGAATATCATTTTTTAACGATGGGAAATATGTTGTAATTTTTGAAATAGACGGAATGTGTTCTATAATTGTTTTAGTAACTGTTTTTTTGACACACGAATATGCTTTTGCTGCCTTTTTGAAAATAGATGAAGAACTGGGAAATTTTACCATTTGTAAATATAGTCGTTGCGTTTTATATTTGTATGTTGTTATCTTATTAATACATTACACAATTATGTAGTCATTTTTTTATTAAATTATAAAACTGTATTTAAGAATTGTGTCAAATTATCTTTTGTGGGTTTGGCATCAAACTCAATCACTTGTCCATCTTTAATTAATTTAAATGTTGGGAACCCCTCTATTTTGTATTTATTCATCAATTCTTCTACTTTAGCACTTTCAGTTGTACAATTTACTTCTGTAAAGGTTACAGAATATCCATGTATAGTTTTATTTTCATATTCGGATACTAAATCTTCCCAAACTGGTTTTGCTGTTTTACAATGAGGACACCAATCTGCATAGAAAAATAAAAGTTCTGCCTGTCCGGTTGCGCCACTATTACCCGTTTCTAGTTCATTGTTTGCAACAAATTTTGTTTTAAAAAAAGGTACTACAAAGGTATACCCTAAATATATAGCTAATATGATTATTACAATAATAAAAATAATATACAAAATAGAATTACTTGTTGTTGAAGACCCGCCTCCTAAAAAATTTATATTAGGAAGATAATTACTAGAATTGAATCCGCCAGTAAGATTGTTCATATTAAAATTTACGAATTTTGTCATTTATATATATATATATGACATAATTTTTGAATATATTTTTAACGAATGTAATAATGTAATAATACAAACTTACTTTATGTATATTTATTACGGTTTCTCTCGTAGGGGTAGTTTATTTTAGTATTTTTTATTTCATAAGTTTTTTTACTAAATCTTTTACTACAAAAAAGAATAATACAATCAAAAATAATGTAAAAATATAGCTACAAATTACATTTGTGCTGATTTGATTGACTAATTTTGGATTTACACTTGTATTTTTTTGAAACAAAATATGTTGATGTATATTTAAATATAATGTATATCCTAAAATAATTAGCACCAATACCTTCATAAAGGCAGAAGTCTTAACAAAATTATTTAATGGACTCATAATAAAAAGAATAATAAAAAAAATAGAAATGTATGTACACATACATATTTTTTTGGATAAATCCATTAATTTATCATTCATACTATATTTTAAATTATTATTTTATTTTTTATTTTTATATATAATTTATATATGAATAAAAATACACGTAAATATATTGTAAAATCAAAAACACATAATAACACAAATACAAATAAACATAATAGAACTAAAAAAAGTGCAGTATTTAAAAAGCATGACTATAATGCAAATGATGGATTCTTAACTAGCACATGGGGACCGCCATTATGGCATTATTTGCATACTATGAGTTTTAATTATCCGGTTCATCCAAATTTGCAAGATAAAATGCATTATAGAAATTTTGTCTTACAACTACAATATGTATTGCCGTGCAAATATTGTAGAATGAATTTAACTAAAAATTTTAAACAGTTGCCTTTAACCATGACAGTTATGAAAAATCGCGAAAGCTTTTCTAGGTATATTTATGAATTACACGAGTTAATTAATGCTATGTTACATAAAAAATCCAATCTTACTTATTATCAAGTGAGAGAAAGATATGAACATTTTAGGTCAAGATGCACAAAAGAAACGCCCACATTATTTGAATTTAAACACACTGCGCATAACAATACCAAAAAGAAAGGACACAAAAAAGAAAGTGGTTGTACCGAATCCCTCTATGGAAAAAAATCTAAATGCATTATTAAAATTGTTCCTCAAGAAGAAAGAGGAAAAACATTTCAAATAGATAAAAAGTGTATCAAACGAAGACATCCAAACTAATTAAATTAATTTTACATGCCAAAAGTAGAGAAATCATTTAATATTGGTGCAGGCAAATAGTCTGCATTCATTGCATTGTAATTAGGAACTTTTTTGCAGTCAAAATTTGGCTCAGGACAACGAGCACAAGCAGGGCATGGAGGGGGCGGTTCTTCTCTAGGATATGTCCCTGCAACTGGACAAACGGGACACACAGGGGGAATAACTTCTGATTTAAGTATGTATAAATCTTCTTGTCCTGGTGGTATTTGACTATATGGAATTCCCATACCAGCGTACGCACTTCCGCCAGGTGGATTGTATCCAGGACCTCCAGCAGCCCCCGGCGGATTGTACCCTGGCGGATTGTACCCTGGCGGATTGTACCCTGGCGGATTGTACCCTGGCGGATTGTACCCTGGTGGATTATACCCTGTCGGATTGTACCCTGGACCTCCAGCAGCCCCCGGCGGATTATACCCTGGCGGATTATACCCTGGCGGATTGTACCCTGGACCTCCAGCAGCCCCCGGCGGATTGTACCCTGGAGAACTAGAAGTTCCAGGCGGATTATACCCTGGTGGATTGTACCCTGGACCTCCAGCAGCCCCCGGCGGATTGTACCCTGGAGAACTAGAAGTTCCTGGAGGATTGTACCCTGGACCACCAGCAACTCCAGGTGGATTGTACCCGGGAGGGTTATTATACACACTAGCAGTGCCAATTGTATTATGAATATTGGAAGTAGTAGAGGCATTTGTGTCACCAGATAATGTATATGTAACAGAACCTGAATTTGTATTTACCTGAATTGCTTGTTGTCCACTATTAGTTGTAACTACTGTAGCAGTCGCATTTCCTGGGCCATAAAAGGTAGTAGCTGAAACTGAACTACCATTGTAATTAGTCATGCTTTCTCTTTTATTATTACTTGCATCTGCCGAATAAGTTACTGAATTTCCACCACTAGAAGTTGTTATTTTTAAATATTGATTCCCATTATTATCCGTAACTACAGTTACCGTGCCGCCATTTGGACCATAAAATACAGTACCGGTTGTTAAAGCAGTACTAGAACCTGTATAGTGGTTGTAGTTATCATAATTATTAGAAGATTTATTATTATTACTATTACTGGTATTGTTAGTGTTATTTTGGTTGTTATTGCGGTTATTATTATTGTTTTTATGGTAATTATTACTGCTATCATAATTATTATTACCTGTAAAACTCTCTTTGCAGTAATTACTTCCTAAAAAGGAACATAAAATTAACCCTAATAATAAAATCAGAAACAGAAATAAAGCTTCAGTATTCATTATATATTTTATATAGTGAAAAAAGTTTAATTATAATTTTGAATTGAATAAATCATAAATTGAATAAATCATAAATTGAATAAGTGAAGAATGAATTGAAAATATAATTGAATTGAAAATTAAATTGTATTAATATTTATATAGCAAAAGAAGGTATAAAATGAAATCATCTTACACAAATATAGAAATAATAGAGGATGATGAAGAGGGGAATAATGATAATACTTTATCAATGCCCATAATAAAACCTAAAAGAATCAAAAAAGAATCTAGTTTATTAAAAAAATATTATTTTGAAGATTCCGCCATTTTTGAAATAGGAGTAGATGAAGTTGGTCGTGGTCCTTTATTTGGTCGTGTTTATACGGCTGCTGTAATTTTACCTAAAGACGATAGTTTTGATTCTTCGCAAATTAAAGATAGTAAAAAATTCCATTCTAAAAAAAAAATAGAAGAAGTTGCTAATTATATAAAAGAAAAGGCGATTGCTTGGTATGTCAGTTTTGAAGATGAAAAAACAATTGATGAAATCAATATATTACAAGCCACACAAAAATCAATGCACCATTCTATTATAGAAACAAGAAAAACGGCAGTCCAATACATGAATAAAAAAGAAATAAATTCATATTCTTTTCATTTACTAATAGATGGGAACTATTTCAAACCTATTACGGTATTTAATTCTATAACAAACAAAATGGAAACTTTGGCTAATACATGTGTGGAAGGGGGAGATAATAAATATATTGCGATTGCGGCTGCATCTATTTTGGCTAAAGTGGAACGAGATAAATATATTGATGCATTGTGCGTAGAAAATCCAGACTTGTGTGAAAAATATAGTATTGATAGTAATAAAGGGTATGGAGCCAAAAAACATATGGATGGAATAAAAGAACATGGTATTACTATTTGGCATCGAAGGAGTTTTGGCATTTGTAAAAATTACAATTAAATAATTATTATTACAGAAATTTCGTTAATTCACAATAGAATGGAAGAATTCAAAAATATACCAGGTTTCAACAATTAACAATTATTCGAGAAATAGAAATAAAAATGGGCAAATCAAAAATAATTTAACAGATAAAATATTAAATTATTCTAGTAATGGTGAAAGTTAATATCGTTCAAACTTTATATTAGATATTAGATAATAAAATAAACGACGTTTGAAATGTAAAAAAGTGTAAATCGTCAACGGTGTAAAATAATCTTAACTTTTCTTAATCCATCTGCGGTTGGTAACAACCTAACATATCCTTTTGCACCTAAATAACTACCAGTAGTAGATGTAATATTTGATGCAGCAATTTTATTAACTGGATAAAATACTTCAGGTTTCCTATTAAGAAATGAATATTCCCAATTTATAGTTCCGTAATTGTTTAAATAATATGTATTATGTATTCTTACTGAATATTTATCAGCATCTACTTGTTGAACATAATCATCTGATACTTTATATCCTATTTGACTTTTATTACCATTAGAATCTTTTGTATAAATAGGACATTTAATAAAGACATGTGATACATATTTTCCAGGTGTATCGTTTACTATAATAGTTTTACTAAAAAACTTAGGGTCATTAATGTCAAAAAAGAATTTTATCTGAACCGGGTTGCTCATTATAATATTAATAGAGATTTATATTTTTGCAAAAAATTTACACATTTGGGCATTGTATATATTATCATACTTGGTTTACACCTTTTCTCATTTAAAATTCACATTTTCTATATATCCTAAATAATCGGTGTTTTAGTGTTTTAAATTAGAAATAATTATTATTTAAAAATATAATTAAAGAATTAAAAATATAATTAAAGAATTAAAAATATAATTAAAGAATTAAAAATGAAATGAAATATGAAGTATAAAATAAATTAACATAATTATCTTCAACCCAACACCCACCAAGAGAATGATTATATTAGTATTTGATACGGAAACTACTGGGCTAATAAAAACAACCACCATTGCGCATTATGAGTTAGATTCATTGCCTTATATAGTCCAGTTCAGTTATTTATTATATGATACAGAAAAAAGTTTCATTGAAAAAATAAGTGATGATATTATCAAAATTCCTGAAAAGATTGTTATTCCAGAAGAGTGTGTTAACATTCACGGGATTACAAAGGGAATGACTTTAAAAGGAAAAGATGTTGGTAAATGTTTATTAGAATTTGCAAAAAGTTATTCTCAAGCAGATGTAATTGTCGGTCATAATCTGTCTTTTGATATAAATATGGTGAAAACCGAATTAATGAGAACTATTCAAAATAGCAAAGGAATAACACATCTGTTAGATTATAACAACTTATTATATTCTTTAAATAATCCGCCTAAAAATAAAACCTACTTTTGCACATTGCAAAATTCTATTGTTTTATGCAATATAAAATCCATTAACAAAAGGACCGGTAAGGAATTCATAAAATATCCTAGATTAATGGAATTACATGAAAAGTTGTTTTCATGTAGCCCTAAAAATTTACACAACTCTTTAAATGATGTGATTGTTTGTTTTCGGTGTTATTACATGTTGGAATATAAAACAGATATAATTGAAACAAATATGTATATAAAAAAAATGTATAATAGATTACTTTTATAATCATGGTTATATTTATTAAACTGTTTCATAATACGATTTGCTTTGTAATATTATTTTAAGCACTACACATCTCACATATTTCATAGTCATCTTCTTCTCTTTGATTTTCTTTTTTTTCTGGTTCTATGGTGAATTGTTGGGCTTGGTGTTTTGCCTTTCTTCTCAAATAATAAATTCCAGTTTTTAATCCTTTGTTCCATGAGTAAAAATGCATGGATGTGAGGGTATTATACGTTGGGTCTTCTATCCATAAATTCATACTTTGACTTTGACATACAAACGCACCTCGGTCTGATGCCATATCAATCACATGTTTCATAGGAATTTCCCAAACGATTTTATATTTATTTCTTATATGTTCTGGCAATATAGTTAATTGTTGAACACTCCCCTTATTTGCTATAATATTATTCTTAATTTTTTCATCCCATAAGCCAATGTCAATAAGTTCTTTCATTAAATATTTATTGACTACCACAAATTCACCGGCTAATGTACGTCGTGTATATAAATTACTAGTAAATGGCTCAAAACATTCATTATATCCTAAAATTTGGGATGTACTTGCGGTTGGCATTGGAGCCACTAACAATGAATTTCTTAATCCATATGTTTTAATGGATTCTTTTAATGCATTCCAATCGTATCTATCACTTGGTGTTATATTCCACATATCAAATTGTAAAATTCCATTGGAAGCAGGAGATCCCACAAAAGAACTATATGCACCACATAAAGAAGTTGGTAACTCTAACTCTTTTAATATAAAATGCTGGTTTATATGTGCATCATCGTGTTCAAAATGAAAAATTTGTTTGTTTTGTCCGTTTACAAGCTTATCAAACATAGTACTATAATTATTAAATCGCATTTGTGCAATTTCATTGCTTTTTGTTAAAGCAGCGTGATATATGGTTTCAAATATTTGTTTATTTATTTCTTTCGCTTCTTCGCTATGAAATGCAAGGTCCATTAAAACAAATGTATCTGCTAATCCTTGTACTCCTAATCCAATAGGTCTATGAAAAAAATTGCTGCGTTTTGTTTTTGGGGTTGGATAAAAATTAATATCAATCACCTTATTTAAATTTGCAGTAATCACCTTGACAACTTCATGCAATTTATCATACTCAAATTGCTTTGTTTCTCTATTTACAAAACAGGGTAATCCAATGGAGGCTAAATTACATACTGCAGTTTCTTTATCGTCAGAGTACTGTAGTACTTCACAGCATAAATTGCTTGATTTAATGGTTCCCAAATTTTGTTGATTAGATTTTTTATTTGCTGCATCTTTATAAAGTAAATATGGTGTTCCTGTTTCCATTTGTGCATCTAAAATTTTAAACCATAGTTCACGCGCATTTACTGTTTTTTGTTGTTTATTTCCAGTTTCATATGTTTCGTATAATTCATCAAATTTATCTCCGAATACATCAGACAATCCTGGACATTTATGAGGACAGAACAGAGACCATTTTCCATTTTCTTTTACTCTTTTCATAAATAAATCGGATATCCAAAGTGCATAAAATAAATCGCGCGCTTTTGTTTCTTCGTCTCCATGGTTTTTTCTCATTTCTAAAAAGTCCTCAATATCTGGGTGCCATGGTTCCAAATAAATCGCAAACGAACCATTGCGTTTTCCACCTTGGTCAATATATCGGGCTGTATTATTAAATACACGCAACATGGGAACAATACCATTTGAAACACCATTCGTTCCTTGAATGTGACTTCCATTTCCTCTTACATTGTGAATATGTAATCCAATACCACCAGACCATTTTGATATAGACGCACAGTCTTTTAATGTATTAAAAATACCATCTAAACTATCCTCTTCCATTGCAATTAAATAACAAGAACTTAATTGTGGCTTTGGAGTACCTGCATTAAAGAGTGTAGGGGTTGCATGTGTAAAATATTTTTGGGACATTAAATCGTATGTCTCTTTTACTAATTCCATATTTTTTCCATGAATTCCAATTGCTACGCGCATCCACATATGTTGAATTCTCTCTACTATCTTATTATTAAATTTAAACAAGTAGGCGCGTTCTAATGTTTTAAAACCGAAAAAATCAATTAAATAATCTCTGCTATAATCTATCATGGATTCAATTTCGTCCTTCTTTTCATTTACTACATTAAATAACTCTTCTGATACCAAAGGTCTATTTATCCCTTGAAAATCCGTAAAAAAATATAACTTATTTACCACATTATAAAAAGAAGAATCTGTATTTTTTTGATGGTTAGAAATAACAATTCTAGAAGCAAGTGTGCCATAATCAAGATGTTGTGTAGATAAAGATGCACATTGTTCAGCAGCCAATTCATCAATTTTAGTAGTTTCAATTGTATCATATAATTGGTCTATGACTTTCATAGCTAATGCTGAATAATTAATTTGAATTCCTACTTCATTGCCTAATTTTTTTATTCTATTTAATATTTTATCAAATTGAATATCTACTAATTCGCCATTTCGTTTGGTCACTCTCATATCATTTGTATTTCCAATATCTGCCATTTGTGTTCCTTTCATTTATTATAATTAAACAAGCCAAAACTTTAAATGATTTCTATTGAATCATTGTTTTATGTTTTATGTTTTATGTTTTATATTATGTTTTATTTTTATGATAA